ATTATATGGGAGTACCCCCTAATACAGGAACAGGAATTACACAAGCATTAAATGCTTTACCAATAGCAGCATATCAAGCAATATATAACGAATATTATAGAGACGAAAATTTAATATCAGAAGTCGATTACACATTAGCAGACGGAAACAATACAGGAGATGTAACAGATCTAGTAAAAATGCGCCAACGCGCATGGGAACACGATTACTTCACAGCATCCCTACCTTTTGCACAAAAAGGAACAGCAGTAGATATTCCAATTGGATCAATAGATTCAGATGTAGCAGTAAATTGGAATAATTTAGAAGCAAGCTCAACTCAAATAGAGGGTTATCTTTCCGGTAGTCCTTACGGAATTTATGATGTAGGTGCATCAGCTGGAGTATCAACAATAGGCAATCCTAAATTAATCGCAAAAACATCAGATTTAGATATTCAACCAACTACTATTAACGATTTACGTAGAGCATTTAGATTACAAGAATGGTTAGAAAAAAACGCTAGAGGCGGAACTAGATACATTGAAAATATATTAATGCATTTTGGTGTAAGGTCATCAGACAAAAGATTACAAAGACCAGAATATATAACAGGTTTAAAAACTCCTGTTATTATTTCAGAAGTATTAAATACATCAGCAACAGCAGAAGAAGCTCAAGGTAACATGGCAGGTCATGGAGTAGCAGTATCAACAGGAAAATATGGTAATTATTTTTGCGAAGAACATGGATACATTATCGGTATTATGTCCGTAATGCCACAACCTGCATATCAACAAGGAATACCAAAAACATATCTTAAAACAGATCCATTAGATTTCTTCTGGCCATCATTCGCCCATATTGGCGAACAACCTGTAACAAACAACGAGCTATACGCATATACAGCAACAGCAGAAGATACATTCGGATACGTTCCACGTTATGCCGAATACAAATATCAACCATCACGCGTAGCGGGAGATTTCAGAACAGTATTAGATTACTGGCATTTAGGAAGAATATTTGCAACACAACCAGCTTTAAACCAAGCATTCATTGAATGCGATCCTGATCAAGTCGAAAGAATTTTCGCAGTACAGGACGGAGAGGACAATTTATATTGTCAAATAATGCATAAAATAAAAGCAGTAAGGCCAATGCCTAAGTTCGGAACACCAAACTTCTAACATGTCAACAAGATGCATAACACCCTACTACAAAAAAATGGAAATAGTGAATGGAGTCACAATGGGCTACATTCCTTTTCCATGTGGGAAATGCCCACCCTGTCAAAAGAGAAGGATTTCGGGGTGGAGTTTCCGATTAACAAAACATGGCCAAGTAAGCAACACATCACAATTCGTTACCTTAACTTACGACGAATCAAACGTGCCTATAACAGAAAACGGACTACAAACATTACGTAAAACAGATCTACAAAAATTTTTCAAAAGATTAAGAAAATTAACTCATGAAAAAATATCTTACTACGCAGTGGGCGAATATGGAGATAAAACGCAACGCCCACATTATCATATTATCCTTTTTAATGGTAATTGTAACAGCGTTGAGAGCGCTTGGAATCTTAATAATACTACTATCGGTCATTGCCATTTTGGCGATGTTAACGATGCTAGTATTGGGTATACTTTAAAATATATATCAAAAGAAAAACAAATTCCAATGCATCAACAAGACGACAGGCAAAAAGAATTTTCAGTAATGTCTAAAGGATTAGGAAAATCTTACCTCACACCACAAGCCATAAAATGGCATAAAAATAAATTAGAAGAACGCATGTATCTTCCATTAAAAGATGGAAAAAAGGCATCAATGCCAAGATACTACAAAGACAAAATGTATAAAGACGGCGAAAAATTCATGATTTCAATACATATGAAACAATTAGCCGAAAAACAAACAGACGACTTATTAAAGGAGATAGGAATAGAAAATTTCGATTTCCACATAGTTCAAAGACATTTGAACCAATTTCGTAGAAATAAAAAACAATCATTACAAAGACAAAAATTATGACAAAAATTAAAAACAGCGGAAACGCAAAAGACTTTCCTTATTTAGGAGAAGTAAACAATCAACCGTCAGAAACAGTACCAGATCAAACTATGACAATGCGTGAGATATTAATTCGATACGCAAAAGGATTACCAATAGACGGAGAAAAAACCCCATTATGGGAAGAAGGTGAAGGATATGCAAAAGATCCTGAAACATTAGATTTAGCGGAACGCGAAGAACTAGCAACTCAAGCTAGAGAAGAATTACAACAAATCAACGAAAGAATCAAAGCATCAAAAGCGAAAAGCGATGCAAAAAACAAACAAAAAATCACCGACGTAGTCGATGAAAACCAAGAGTAAAACGTAAAAACTCTAAAAAACACCACTTTTTAGGGGACGGCTTCGCCGATCCCCGACAAAGTGGAAGGCAAGCGAAGCGCGGCAGAAAAGCACTAATACTACTTGATATATTAGTGCTAATTGACACTAGGTTAAAAAAACCAGTGTAAATGAGTAAAATAGGACACGAAGGCACGACAAGGACGACTACACGAATAACACAAAAAAAACGACCTAGAGTCAATTAAAAACACAAAAAAAACAAAAACATGCCACTACCAATAGCATTAGCAGCAATAGGCGCATCAGTAGCAAAAGCAGCAACAGCAGCAAAATTAGCATCAGCAATACCATCACTTATATCAGCTGGATCATCAGCAGCAAACGCAATATCACAAGGGGCAACAAACAGAAAAACACGCGAGTGGAACGAAGCACAATACAAAAAACAACGAGAGGACGCATTAGCGGACTGGGCAAGAACAAATGAGTATAATGCACCATTACAACAAATGGCACGCTTAAAAGAAGCCGGACTATCCCCCCACCTTATTTATGGTGGCGGTGCAAACTCAATATCACAACCCGTACGATCAACAGACACAAAATCATGGTCACCAAATGCACCACAAATCGACGGATCACAAATAGTATCCCAATACTTTGGGGTACAACAACAACAAAACGCATTAGAAATACAAAAAGAACAAATAGCAGGACTAAAATTAGACAACCAATATAAGGAACAAACATTACCAGACAGAACACAAACACCAGGTTTAAATAATGCAAAAATATTAGAACAAACAGATAACATCATGGAAACCACCAGGATGAACAGATTAAAGCAATCATTACAAGCAGGAGAATACGATAAATTACGAGAAGAAGTAAAACAACTTGTAACAAATAACCAATACAATGGTTTAAACCAAGCAATAAAATATAAAATAAATGGATTTTTATCAGATCAAATAGAATTAATAAATAAAGGCTTAATAAGTAAAAATAATATAACAGCCATTGAAGCAAAATGGAAACAACAAATAGATGACTTCGTTGGTGCCGCAGGCCCAATTTCATCATCATTATTAAAAATATTAGTAACAGCAATGGCTAGATAACAAAAAATTTATATAAATTACAATTAAATCACTAAAAATTAAACACATGGCCTACATGAAACGTAGCAAAGGCTACAAAAAACGCGGAACTTATTCAAAAGGTAAACGTTCCAAATCAAAAAAACTTGGAACATATTTCGTATCAAGAGGCGGAATTAGACTTTAATTATCAACAAAAAACTAACAAAAAATGGGAAAAAACATCTTCAACTCGGTACAAGTAGAAAAACCGAAAAAAAACGTCTTCGACTTAAGTCATGACGTAAAAATGTCCATGAAAATGGGCAACTTAACACCAGTACTAGTAACAGAATGTGTACCAGGCGACAGCTTTCAAATAGGCTGCGATAGTCTTATTAGATTCGCCCCTATGGTCGCACCTGTCATGCATCGCATGGACGTATCAGTACACTACTTCTTTGTACCAAACAGACTAACATGGGAAAATTGGGAAAAATATATAGTAGACGCAAATACCCCTAACCCATTACCATATATAAACTATACAGACGATTTTACAGCAGATCAAAAAAAATTTCTAGATTATATGGGAGTACCCCCTAATACAGGAACAGGAATTACACAAGCATTAAATGCTTTACCAATAGCAGCATATCAAGCAATATATAACGAATATTATAGAGACGAAAATTTAATATCAGAAGTCGA